TTCAGGCATGGTCGTTCTCCATGGGTTCTTTCTAGATGTGTTTAATGTCGTCAGGCTCAAGGATCGTCGCTATGACCTCATCATCGTTGATGACGCGGACTTCGCCGCCCTCAATCTTAAATCGGGCGCCGGCATAACGGCCAATACACACCCAATCACCTTCTTGACACCATTTGCGGTCTTTATCGTCACCGAACTTTGCAGAGTCCTGGTAGGCCAAAGGACCCACCCTTAAAACATAAGCAACAACCGTCGCCAATGCTTCCCTGTCACGAACTGAGTCGGGAATATGAACGCCCCCTTCAGTCGTAGCTTTACCCAAGTAAGGCATAACCAAAAGGCGCCATCCTGTGGGCTGCGGTAGTCTCTCCTTTAAATTCTTGCTGACAAGAGACGGGTCGAGCACTTTCTCATCTTTGGTAACGTAGGCAGACGCAAGAACTTTCTTCTCAGTATCTTTCTTGCCCGCTATTACGTGGTCTGGAACGTATAGGGTATTACTCATTCTTCCTCCGTGGTTTGCAGGAGATCCTTTATCTCCCGTTGACTAAATTCTAAGCCCTGAAGCTCTCCAACAAGGTGCTTGTATGATTCCATGTCTTTCGGGGAACCGTGCAGGATTGCGTCCTGGGTTAGCTCTATGCGACTTTCTATAGCTCGCAATAAATTGTAAGCAAAAGTCGTTGGGTCGGCCATATTCTAGAAAGACCCCTTAAAGTTTTTGCCACTAACGGCGCCGCCTTTGGAATACTTGACGGGGCCACGTTCGCCATAGCTTACGCCACCACCCATGTAGCCAAGTTCGTCCTCAACCATTCCGCCCATGTTTCGGGTCACTTCAGGCAATTTACCCGACGCGGCTGAAGATCCTCGGTCGGTATATCCATCATCATCCCCACTAGGTCCTTTTGATGCTGACTCATACTCAACCGTATAAATCGGAAGTCCTGTTTTGGAGTCCTTTTCTTCAATGGCGAAACCTCCGGTTTCTCTGGCAACCGTTTCTGCGGTTTTTTTATCTTTGTATTCCGTAACAGCCACCCCGCCGTCTTCATACGGGATAGGCATTCCATCTTTCATAGGCATTAGAAAGTCCCCTTTCCGCCGTTGTTGTTGAAATGACGGGCGCGGACCTGGTTCTCCGTACTCTGGATCAAAGAACTGTCCTCTTCCCGCTCCTCACGGTGATGACGCATCGAAGGCATCTTACCCAGGCTCAAAATCATTACAGAGCCGCCCATGTCGCGGTTCATCTCAAAACCACCCATACCTGGACGACGAGCGGTTTCCATGGGGGGCGCCATCATGCCGCCCATGTTCATGCTGTAAGAATCGTTCATCTTCTTAGCTTTCTTCATAAGACCACCTGCTTCCTTGTTAGAGACGCCCATCTGCTCGGACATCTGGTCAACCATGCCACCATCGCGGTATCCAGCCTGCATTTCTGCATAAGACTCGTCACTGATGGTGCTTTTCTTTGCGGAACGCGACGTTCCGGCCTTCTTACGCTTGTTAATGTTTTCAACCAAGGACATTCAACATCTCCATCTTTTACGGGCTTGTCTCAAACGGCTGTTGGGGTCCTTAGCCGCCTTCGGGAACTTCTTCATCTGGCCGGCAGACCTAGCGCAATAAGACTTACGTCTCTTTGCCGCCGTGCTGCCCTTCTTCACCTTGCCCGTAACAGCCGTCTTCAGCTTCGAGCCAGGATTCTTCTCACGGTACGCCTTAACACCCTTCTTCGTCATTCCAGCGCCTTTGCTGGTTTTACGATAGTTTGCACCTTTACCCTTGGTGGTGCGGCGGATGGGCTTTTCTTTTTTAGCCATTTTGTTTCACGTGAAACATTACGCCCTCTTCCTAGCTTTCTTTTTAGCAGAGGCGGAAGATAGTCCCGCATAATGATACAGTCGCTTACTCTTAGCTGTGTGCTTTGTACCAGAATGCAAGTCGCCATTAGCCATCTTGTGCGTGCCGCCGGAATGCTTTGTTCCGTCCTTGTAGTAATGCGCCATACCTTTTGCCATACTATGCTTTCCTCTTACGGGCTGAGTTCAAAGCTATCGCTATAGCCTGCTTCTTACTCTTAACCTTCGGACCCTTCTTGCTACCACTACGAAGTTCGCCCTTCTTAAACTCTTTAAGAACCTTGCTTATCTTTTTCCCACCAGTTAATTGCTTGCGGGTCTGGGAACGGGAAATAGCCACTAATTGCCTCGTCCCGGTGTGTTATTGTTGATGCGCTCACGGTTAACTTCCGCCCGTAACAAGGCGATATCCTCTTGTGAGTCGATCTTCTCAGCCGCCATCTCTTCCTTGGCCTGTTCCTTTGAGACATCCAGCAGCAGACGTTGGTCAAATTCGGTCGATTTACGCTGTAAATCAGCGGCCTTGATATCCAGTTCCTTGGATCGAAGCTCTACCAGAGGATCAACTTGCTCTTCTGGCGAAGGCATAAGGGCCCCCATGACTTCTTCCGTGTACTGGGCAATCAAATTAGCAACCATGGCTTCCGGATCACCCATTTCAGGCATTGGTGGAGCCATTTCAGGTGCAATCTGGCCCATCTGGACGGCCTGTTGGACCTCCATAGCCTGTTGCTGCACCTGTTGCATCTGCATCTCGACCTCTTGCCGCGCCTTCAAAGCAATATGCTCACTCAAATGCGACTGTAACGAGGCCTGAATAGGTGGTGCCCCCATTATCATGGGTGTTTTCATAAATATAATGTGGGCCGTCATGTGAGCATCGTGATCCTGCCCCGGAAAGGCCTTCAAAGGCTGCATCGTCAGCACAGTCGAGTTCTCAACGCCCGGATCTACTGGTTGAGGTTCCTGTGGAGCCGGAAGCAAGGCCTCAATGTTGTGGACACCAATAGCCTCGTAAATCCTGCGATACGCCTCGTAAAGGTTGTGCATTTCCGGATTAGACTGCGCCAACTGCAACTGAGTTTGGGCAAGTGCCAATCGTTGGGACATGGAGAAGATGTTTGGATCAGATACGGGTATAACATCGATACGGTCATCGAAATCAGCCTGTTTTATGGAGGAATCAGCCCCGTAGACACTGTACGGGTATTCCGGAGGTAGGGATTCCGCAAAAACACGAGATAACATCTTAAATTCTTGCTTCTGCGCGTAGTGCAGCCGCTTGTGTATCGCGGACATTACCTTCGATCCACGCTCCAAGAGCGCAACAGTCGTCCCAACCGCCGCATTCTGGTTGCCATCGCCAACTTGCATGTCGGCAATCGCCGCAAAACGCTGTCCAGCCTCAACTACAAACCCCAAAAGGGACATTAAGGTCTGGCTAGGCTCCTTGTAGGGGAGTGGCATGATGCTTTCTCGTAAAGCACCGCCGGGAACATCAATATCCCTAAACTCGCCAGGAGAAAGAGGTTCGTCAGAATCGCGAATGCGAATACCGCGAGCTTTAAAGCCAGCAGGAAGGTTAGCCAGAGTGCCTGCATCAATTAATTGCCTCAAAATTGAGGTGGCTGAACGTCCCAGACCACCAATCATGTGGAGAAGACCGTAGCCGTAGAAGCCTAAACCGGGCAAAAACTTGTAATGCGTGAAATACTGGGTCTTCTTGTAATATTCGTCGCCATCCGTCCAATTTCGGCGGATGGACAGTACTTTTGAACTGCCTTCGTCTATTGTGACGATATACGGAAGCTTAATTCCTGTCTCTTCGCCGTCCAAAGGACTGACATGCTCAAATCCGGGTAGATCAAGGTCCGTATGCACCTCCAAAAGAGTGCAATCCTGATCGTCGCCGCCCGTTTTCTCAATCCCAGAGAGACTACGCTCCTTCTCGCGGACCTCGTCATCGTCCTCATAGGCCATAATGTCTACATCGCGGTAGAAACCACCCGCCTGAAACTTCCGAACGTCGTTCGTGTTCATTCGTATGACGTGCGTAACGCGGCTTGCCGAGGATAAGTCCGTCGCATTGTACGGAACCAGTAAGTCATCAGCCGGAATAAAGCGCGAAACAGCCCTATCCAGAATGTCGTCAAAGTAAACCTTCTTAAAGGCGCTGCCGGCCAGCGGTAAATAGAACAAAAGTCGATCCATCTCCGGGTCGTACTCGTCCATGACGTTCATTATCTGGAAATTCATAAATTCCTGAACGCGACGGGCCTGTGCCTCTACTTCAGTGGTGGATGCGCCCATAACCTGTGTTCTGACAGGTCCTGAACTGGGCAAAAGCTCCTTGTAAGCCTGTGCCTGAAACTGTGTTACCGCCTCTGCAATAACAGGATGCGTAACGCCGCTCGATCCACGGAAAGGTTGGTCTCGGCTTTCGTACTTTATACCTAAAAGCTCTAAACCCTCGGTATAAGCGTCTTCCCACTCCTGTCGGCCACCCTTGTCATCCTCGTAATAGCCCACAAGCTCCGAAGAAATGGACATCAGGTCGCGTTCGTCCAGAACTTCAGCCAGATTAGCGTCCGGTTCCGTTTGAAGTTGCTCCGTGAGCATATCTTCAAAGTTTAAAACAACCGAACCGTCCTCTTCCTCGACCATACTTGTCGGTTCTTCTAATTCCTCAACCTCAATCTCTTCATCAGACATGCCACCCAAAGGCATACCCTGCGAAGGCATCACACCATCAATCAAAGAAGCTGGTTCATTGGCCATGATTCACGTACCCTGCCTTTATTGAAAACAATGACATCTACTTTTCCTCTTTCGGCGCCACGGCATCTTCGTAGTAAACTATAATCTGTTTTTGTTGGTCTAGGAACCGCTTAATTTCGCTCATGTTGAGTGAAAGGGTCTCATAATCCCGCACACTAAGCGCATAAAACACCAAAACGCCATTCTCTTTTTCAAACCGCTGCTTAAACAACAGGTAATTGTTCTGGGTCACCACATAGAAATGGATATTGTTCAAGGACACCGGGCGAGGATGCTTCTGGATCGGTATGTTCCGCTCAATCTCAACGGTCTTGACCTCAACTGGCAAGATATCCTTGAAACTGCTGCACCCGCTACTTAACAGGAGAGGTAGCACCAGAAAGAATTTCCAGAGACCTGAATAGTTTAGCCGTTCCCGCATTAATCTTCTTCTCCACCAAAAGTGGCTTTCTCAGGCTCAGGTTAGACAGGTTGTGCTTACGCAACTTGCCTATCAACACGTCCTTGTACTCGTTCGCCCTGTCCAGCCGTCCGCGCAAATCCGAATTTAGCTTGGCGAACTTCTTCTGGTCTGAAACCAGCGTGTCGATTGTGTCGTCCTGGACCTTCTTGGCCATCTGTAGCTTTGCAGTGTTCTCAATCAAAGCCTGAATGCGCGCCTGACTATCCGTATAGTAGTAATACCCGCCAGCAACAGCACCGCCAACCAGGCCTACTACCACTATCAGGATATATAGTCGGATCATCAGATCAGTTCTTTTTCCCGCAGGACGATCCCAAGGACGCCAGCCGCAATACCAATAATGATTAGGATGTCTAGACCCAGCAGCACTCCCAGACCAACACCACCACCGGCCACCGCCGCGTAGCTCGAAGGTTCTACAAGCCTTTCCATGACCCAATGTACAATATTCATAACAATACAATCTCCTTTATTTTGATTTAACTACCAGAAATATCAAAACTAGAACCAAGCCCGCAATTAGAATTTCCCCAGCCGTAAAGGCAACAGGTGGTAGTACCATAATAGACTCCTCTATTTGCGGCTCATATAAGCTGACATACCCATATAGGCGCACGTTATACCACTAAACGCAATATATGCCAAACCAAGCAGGTCGCTGATTGATTTAAGCCTCGTCTCACTTACCACAAAAAACAGAAGCCCCGTCATCAGGGCCATAATTGCCAAGGCAGACCAAGCCATCCGTCTTTGGGCATCCATCTTCTCAGCAGTCT